ACAACACTTTTTTAAATCTGCAATACGAAAACAAAAATAAATGCAAATTATTTTATAAAACGCTGATAATTAACGCGCCTAATTTTGCACCCTACCCAAACCGAAACCGATAAGCGCACCGAATCCGACCTTTGCCGCCGTTGTTTCGTACCATTTTTTGGGCGGTTCGGGTATAACGAAGCTCCGCAACCCTTGAACGCTCATATTTGGGTTATCGATTGCCAGTCTAACCACGCTTTCACGCTTACGAAATGGGAAAACACCGCGTAAAGTATCGCCTATTCCTACCGAAATCGTCGCTGGTATGCTTAATGAATCGATTTGCAAGTAGCCCAAGCGGTTAATTTTGCCCGTAATCGCAAACCAGCGCTCGAACTTTTCAAAGTTACGGGGTAAAACAAGCGCTGGCACGCTGTCGCGTATGTAAATCGGGTCGCCTAATTGTATTTTAGTCTTGTAAACGGTGCGCGTAATGACCTCAACCGCTGCTTTCGGCTTATCGATTCGCAGTTTTTCGGTTAAGTCTTTTAATTCTGCGATTTGTTGCCCTTGCGTGTATATCGTTAATGAATCGTTTACGTGCGTTTTAACGAACTTTTGCTCTGTTAGTGTGGTTTGCGCTTGTTGGTGGCACGAACGCACTAAAAACAGGCTTAAAATCGCTAAAAATAGCAATCTTTCAAGCCAAACGTAACTGAGCGATGTACTTTTCGATTCTTTCACGGCATTTTACGTTTTCGGTTAGTATTGCTTTGGCTACGTTTGGCGGCATTTCGCGTTCGGTTAGATAAATCCGAAGCACTTTTATAAGCCGCTTATCGATTTGCTCGTCGGTCATATTTGGCGCGTTGCTTTTTTGACTAAAACCTTAACGGCTTCGTCCAAATTTACGACCGATTGCTCTAACATTTGCAAAAGTTCGCCGCGCTCGGTATCGGATAGCGCACGGTTTGTAATTAATAACCGAACTAAACCACTAACCGACGTTAACGGCTGGCGTAATTCATGCGAAAGCATAAATCTAAACTCCTCGAGTAATACTCGTTGGCGTTCGTGTTCGTGTGCGCTTATGCTCGTAACGTCTACCAGTTGAAACCCGATAAAATGCACAGCGCCCATTATGCTATAAATATTCCAAACGTTAAAGCGCTCAGATAAGTTTTTTTGTTTCGTGCGGGCGTAAACTCGGGCGGGTTCGGGTTGCTTATCTTTTGCCTTTTTAACGGCTTGTATCAGCGTTTCTTTATCCTCGGGGCTGCTAACTATGTCGACGATGTTTTTTGGCTTAATATGGCTCGCGTAATGCTTAAATAATTCGTTAGTGCTTACGATTGTGCCGTCGGTATCGGTTACCACGTAAAACAAATCTAATGAGTTTTCGAGTATGAATACCGTTGACACATTGCAAATTTAAGCAATAGTGTTAAATTTTACTAAACGTTTCTTAAATCCTTAAATAACGCCGTCCATGCAGGTACGCAACCGAGCGCATATTTAACAGATAGCAACATCGTAAACGTTAAAACTATTCCGCTGGCGAGTATATCGTAATTCATAGGCATTTTACTTTGCGGCTCATTTCTTACAATCTGACTTTTGGGGATGTAATACGTGGCGGCTGGGTACAAAGATACATCACACGGCTGAATTGTGTCGAATGCCGTGAGTACTTTCGGCTTTGGCGGTTGAGCCATGACAGCCTGAAAGCTTTCGCGGTTGGATTGCGCGAATGAGGTATCTGCATGAGCCGCCTCCCAGCTCATTGTGTCGAGGTTTATCTTGTTATGCCTCGCAATTTTCACGGTGTCTCTACGAATCTGCTGCATCGCTCTTGGCTTTGGGGATATATCCTGCGGCTATTAGTGCTGCAATAATGGCTGTTAATGTCTCGGCTGTAATCACTTTGAATATGAGCAAAAAGATTGATACCAAAATCATCAGCGACCCGATTGTCGAACGCCAGTGCTTCACAATCACATCGAGTATTCGCCTTGGTTTAGTAGTTCTTTTCGGCATATGTGAATATACGCCAAAACCTTACCCACGTTTGGGCAACGTAGGGCTAAAAGTTACAAAGTGAGAAATACAAATTCGCCTCATCCCTGCGGCGATTGGTAAGCCCTGTAAGCACTTTGCCCCCTGCTTTGTTCCAGCGTAGGAACTCATCGAGTATGCTCGGGTCGGCTGCGTTGGCTTTTGCCTTGCGCATGAGCGTTGACTTCACCAACGCCCCTGTGCCCACGTTGTAGCTGAATGCCACAAGCGCATCGAACTGGCACTGGTTGAGGTTAGGTAGGTGCTTATTGACTGCATCCTCATAGGGCGAAAGCGTGGCGAGTAGTAATTGCGTTGCTTCCTTTTCGCTGTTGAGCTTTTCGCCGAGCAGCACCTTCTTGCCGTTCGGGTGGCGTGTCGAGCCGTAACCTATGGTCGGTACTCCAGCAGGGCAAAGGTACGCGCTAAGTCGCAAGCCCTCGTACTTCTTAATCAGATTCAGACCAAGCAGCGAGGTGGAGCGCATTAGATTACTAAATATTGTGCAGTCACAAACACATACGAAAACAAATCGCCAGCTGTGTTAGATGTAATATTGATTTGAATTGTGCTGCCAGATGGAATTGAGTTTAACCCCAAACTAGTTACGTTACCAATATTTGTATCGAACGTGATTGAACCATTCACTTGTCTTGGACCTGAAAAAGTAGTGGCAACTGGCAGGCTTAATTCAAATGCCGCATCTGTTTGGGCTGCATCGAGCTGAACATCTAAGCGGATTGATACATTAACAACATTGCCGACCTTTGTGTAAAAGCTTACGTAAGGCGTTACAACCTCGCTATATGTCTCATTAGATACGGTCGGAGTATAGCTGCCACTCGCAAACTGCGGCATCCCTGAATAAATGTCTTGAACTTCAATCTGCTTCGATTGGTTCGCAGTTGTATCCACGATGTACATGATGTCAGTAGGGTCTGCCGTTGCTAACGTGGTTAAATCGGTAACTTTTACGCCTGCCATAGTAGTTATTTTTTACAAAGTTAAAAAAAATCAATGACTTTCGGATTGTATTCAATCGTTGGCAATTCTTTAACCCAGTCAATCGTGGTAGTGCTTACCTCTTCGCGGCTTATTATCCAGTTGCCATCTGCATCTTGGATAGGGTTAAAGGTCATGTCGGTAGTGTATTCAATACCTTTGAGCTGGTTGGCTTGGTCTTGTGTGAGCATATAAACGGTTATCATACGTTGCGGCTTAGGGATGTTTGAAAGGTTGTTACAAGTGTGTTAAATGTTGTCACCTCTGCATCCGTCAATCCCGAGCCTACTGATGCAAAGGCTAACTGCTTATTGGAAAATACATTCGCAGTTCCGTTATCATTACGCGCACCCAAAAAGATATTCAAATTCGGATAGGCTGTTGTATCAATTGCCGTTACAGTTGTTTGAGTTACGCCATTAAGGTATGCCTCTCTATCGTTGTTCGCTCGTTTAGAGGCTATCCAAAAGCCTCTCGCATCTGCCGTAGTTGTAAAGTTTAATATACTGTTAGTAGAGCCTAACACAGCGTTGGCGGCTGCTCTTAGCTGAGTAAATCCATTGTTGCCATCCCATGAGCCTAATTCAACCGCTACACCTACCGTAAGCGTTCGAGAATAAACCGAAACGTGTGTAGATGTCAAGGATAAAATTGCATTCGGATTCAGAAACGTATTTGCATAGCCGTTTGTTCCGTTCGGCTGTGCGCCGTTTGCGCTATGTGTCCAGCCTCCAACGAATGACAGCCTGAATGCTGCATCTGTATCGGCTGAATTGATAAGATTGAACTTATGGCTTGATGCGCTGCCACCAACAAATGGATAAATCGCATTGAACTTAGTCCAAAGGTTGTTGGATTTCAACCCTGATACAAGCGTTATTATGGCATTGGCTTCAGTGGTATTTGTAATGCCTGCCGCATTATTAAACGCAACAGCATCCGCATCGATTGCTGAACCGCCAAAAGTCCATTGCGTAAGTAGCCCAGTGTCTCGCCTCGTAATAATTCTCATACGATACGGTTTACATAGCCAGTTATGTTGATGACATTGGCAGCACTTGCGAAGGCGCGTACTGTTACCGCTGCGCCTGTGTCCACTAATATCAAGCCCGGAACTACCAAAAAGATACCAGCCTGCGGAGCAATGCCAACAACGATGCTATCATCCGGGGCTGTTGTTCCGCCCCATTGAATCGTTAATGTGCGCGTAACGCTGTCGGTGTTGTTGGCATAGAGATACACTTCGTCAATCGATGCGCTGCCACTTGTTGCGTGGATAGTAGTTCCGCTCGATGCTGTTGCAACAACCTTGACTGGTCTGCCGCTTGTGCTTGCGCTTAGTTTTACTTTTGAATATGTTGGCATTTTATGAGAATATTTGAGTGAGTAAAATTATTTGGTCTTCAGTTGGTGAGCTTGGCAATGTCGCAAGGCTGCCGTCTCCGCGCACGTACTGCGAGGTTGTGCCGCCTAACACATTGCCCAAACTTCGATTCTTCCAAAGGTTGTTAACGCCAGTAGTGTAAACTAAAAAGTCATTATTCACGGGCGTAACGGTTGTGATGTCCACATCTGAAAGCTCGTCAAGCTGGAAGCCGTTTTGTACAAAGACGTAAATTTGCCCGTTGCCTGCATTCGCACGCTCAACAATTCCGATGCGTGTCAAGTGGTTTGGCGCTAACGGCAGCGTGTTGGTTAGTGAGCCTGCGGTATTGCCTACATAAAGCGTATCGCCTGCGGTAAACATCCCAGTATTGAGGCCATCAACTACGCCCTGAGTAATGATGTAGCCCTTTTGATTTGGCCCAATCGAACTGCTAAATACAAGCCCCACCGTTTTGGAGCTGGTCGCCTCAGATGTGTTATTAGCGAGCTTCACCGTCATTCGGTCGCCTGTTGCGCCAAAGGCATAGACAGGCTGCCCTCGGTTAATCGTTACGCTGTCCGCATTTGTGATGTATGCGAACATTTGATTCGGTGCAACGCCAAGTATTTGAAAGTTCGTGCCGTCATAGATTGCAACGAATTGTTGGTTGGCTGCAATGTCTCCGCCTATGATTGGCACGGTGTTATTCTTTGCAATGTTAACCGCTCCAAGCCCGTTAATGTTTAACGTGGATGCGCCTGTATTCGCGTTGGTGAATCCTATCGCGTAAGCATCGTTGAGGTTGTAACCCGTAACGCCCGGAATAGTTACCGCGTAGGTATCAGTCCCCGTTGCCTGACCGCCTTGCATTCCTGTCGCTGCGGTGCTATCAATCGTGAAGCTCGGATATGTACCGCTTACGGTTATATCCGTTCCGCCTGTGATGCTTACTATTTGGTCGGGTGCGGTGTTGTCAATGGTGAAATTGGGGTAAGTACCGCTTGTGCTTATGCCTGTTCCAGCGGTTAGCGTTACGGTTTGGTCGGGCGCTGTATTGGTTACTATGTTACCTGTTAAGTCAATACCTGTACCTGCCGTTAAAGCGTCTTGCTTACCGTCGAACGTATTAAAATCGGTTGCGCTTAAATAACCGTCGCTTACCGTTGTAGCCTGCGTTATACTTATATCGGGTGTAGCCCCACCGCTGGAGCTTAACGGCGCGCTTGCTGTTACGTCTTCAACAATAGTAACGGGTATAGTAGGCTTATTTAATATTTGATTATTTCCGCTTGTAGCGCTCCAATCGGAGGGCTGTTCTACAAGTGGAAAACCCGCCCCGAGGTTAGTCCAATAGGTAGCGTTTGTTGGTAGTATGCTATCATTATTTGCAATGCACCGATATACGTTACCTAAATAATATACTACGTCATTAATCGCGTATGCGTTACCCGTAGCGCTTAAATGGTCGGTTGTAAAAGGCAAAGCTAACAACGTGCCGCCGCCACCGCCCCCGCTGGGTATGTTTACCTCAACCACGCCCGGCGAAGTAAGCGAAGCCGTTACGCCCGCGCCCGTGAAATTTAACGTCGTGGTGTTGGTGCTTACGTTCGTTCCTTCGTCTTTAACGGTTAAAGGTGTACCGCCCCCACCGCCTACGGCTATTAAAGGGTCGCTAGGTGTACCATTTCCAGTAATCGTAACCCCGTCAACCGCGACCTCGGTTAAGCAAGGCGTACACGGTAAAAAGTCGGGCGGTAATGGTATGTCGCCCGTGTTGCAAATATCGTAGCACGTATCCTCTGAGCCGCTAACAATCTCAACTTCTAACTCGATTACAACCGTGGCAAACTCAAAATTAGGCGGTAACGTTTTATCGCCCACCGTGTAGCCGTTCGGGATTACTTCGTAGCTAACAACGTCGATAACGTCTTTAAATCCATAATCGCGACCGCTTACTAACTTATAAACCCGTGATGCTACCCAATCGCCCGCATCTTCGCCGTCGCAGGGTAGGTGCGATTTGCGAACTATCGCGTAAGCCGAAAGGTTAAATTTCGTCGAATACATTTGCTTGCATCCGCTAACCCGTAGGCTATCGATTTTCGAAATGTTTACCTTACCGCGCTTCGCCCAAAATAAAGTACCTTGTTTTGAATCGTAATCCGTTACGGGTATTGCTTGCCCGTCGCCTATGTAGTAAATCCATCCTTTATCGCCCGTAAGCTCGCATAGACCATAAATGCGGTCGAATATATTACTTACTTCTACGCGTTGGTTTAAGCGGTCGATAATGCTTTTTAAAATCATGCTCCCAATTGTTTATTAATTGCTGCAATTATTAGTTCGGTATGTAAGCGCAAAAATTCCGCTTCTTCTTCTTCGTTAGGTATAAAGATTACCCCGTAACCGCCAAACGATTCATAAACGGGGTTAACCGCTTTGCCGAATTGTAAGCCCTGCGCCTTTAAATATTCGCGGTCTTCTAACATTAACGCGGCTGTTAACCCTTGTTGGAGTATTGGTTCGTTTGAAAAGTTACGCGCTAAAAAGCCAGTTAGCTCTAAAGGGTTTTTGCGTATCTTTTTTTTAGGTGTGTAGCCCGGTGAATAAGGCGTAGTATAATCGCCGCCTCGCCTTGCGGGTAGTGGTATAGTTTGCCCCGCCGTGTTTTGGTGTTTGCCAGTTGAATCGAAAATCCGAATACGCATTAACCGCCTTAATTCGTCAACCGCTTCATATAGTGGGTCAAAGTTTGAAAGCCAACCATCATAAAGCGCATTAAGCCTTTTATCGACTTCCTGTGGACTCATGGTAACGCCGTTACGTATTTAATGTTTTTACGGCAATCGAAGCAATGGTTATCGTCAGGCAATCGCATATTTTGAAGCATCGCCGTTAATTCAGTATTGTATTGGTCGGCTGCTATATCGCGGGCGTTTGTTATACCGCCTAAATCCTTTGCGCCCTTGTTTACGATTACCGAGGTGTTCGCCCGTTGGTTAGGGCTTACCGTTAACGCGTAGTTGTATATTTCTACGGCTGTGGCATAGGCTAAAGCTAAACTCATTTGATTACCGATTGAACATAGCCAACCTCTACGGTCGCAGCTAACCGAGTAATTTAAACTCATACCCGTTGTGTACTTATTATTTGAACTACTTAACACGCTTACGCCGTCGGTTGTTAGGTTAATACCTATTGCATCTACGAATGGGCAAATATGAGCCTCGCGTACCGAACCGCCGCAATCGTAGCAGCTACCTTTTTTCGGGATAAATTTAACCGTGTTCATAGTCGATTCATAAACAAAAGCCAAATCTAATTTGCGGCGCTTTGCTGCGAACTCCTTACCGATATAATACTCGATGCCGCCCGCCGTGTATGTTATTGTATCGATTAGCTGCAACGTAGTCATATCGAAAACAAGTATCGGTACGTTCGTATTACTCGAATCAATTGCTAACGTTAAATCGCTTATAAATAAGTTTAGATAGCTTAAGGTGTTCGGGCTTATCTTAACACGTATGCCGCCGTAATTACCCGCGCCTAACGCCGTTTGAATGTTGCTGTAATCGGTTACGACTTGCCCCACCCGTTTCGATTCGATAATCGTGTCGGCTTTCATCATTGGACTAAGGCGCGTTAATACGTCGCTGCTTAATTTTTTCCAAGCGAAAGCCCGTTTATCTTCGAACAATTCTACACCGTTGTTATACTGGTCGGTTATTAATTGCCCTAAAAAGGTGTTATTTATACCGAGTTCGTCGATATATAAGCCCGTCGTAGGTTCTGCGAGGTTGCAATCGCGTAAGCCTAAAAGTGATTCGTAGCACATAAGCACAAAGATAAAAAAAAGAGGGGTTGTTACACCCCTCTATTCGGTTACTAAATTATCTAAGCCAGTTTGCGTCAATAAGTCCTCATCGGCTTGCGATAATAAACTTACGGACGCTGCTACGGGTTTACGATTTCAATGCAGTTAACATAGTTAACGCCTGCGTATTTATCGCCAGCCTCGTAAATGTCGGTCGGCAATGTTACGAGTTTACCAGTGTGCGTCAAAACGATAGATAAGTTACCGCAATCGTCCTTCATGGTTAGGTCAACAGGAACTCCAGCTGGTGTGAAAGCAATAGTCTTAGAATAATTGCTACCCGCTACTGGTGTAATACCCGCGTTCCATTCTGCCATGTTAAACGATAACCATTGCATCGCGCCCGCAGTCGTAGCTAAGTTCTTTAGCTGTGAACCTTGAGCCGCTGCCAAACGTGCATCGTAAGCGAATCCGAAACCGTTTTGTTGCGAAATCGCTAACAAGTCGATACCGAATTGCGTGCAGCAACCAGCTTGCACAGCATTAGCATAACGCTGCATCTCAGCACCGCCGAATACCACAGGCGCGCCCGGGTAATTAGCCATGCGTGTAGCTTGCAAGATGTCAGCCAAAGCAAATTCGTTCAATGCTTGACCGCCCGATTGACGGGTTGCAACGCGTAAACAATCGCCCGATACGGTGTAGTATCCTGAAACCTCAGTACCCCATGCACCGATTGACGAAACGGCTTGAGTAGCGGCGGCGCTTGCTACCTTACGGTCGATAACATCCATTAAACGCATAACACTTTCCAATACGTAACGGCTGTTTTCCTGACAATGGCGAGCAATATCAGCAGCGTTAATCAACTGTGAAGCTATGTACGTGTCGGTTGTTTCAAGCGTGTAGGTAGTGGTCGAATCGCCGTAAGTGTTAGTCGAAGTACACGTAAGGATATCTCCGCCCTCTTCAACTTCCGTTTCGGGTAGGCGCTGAATCCAACGCGCCTCAACCGTCTTCAGCTTACCGCGACCGGGTGCAACTTCTTGACGGATTAATTTTACGTTTTCAGGTGAATTAAGAAACTCGAGAAAAGGTAGCTGTTCGCGCTGACCTACCTCAATGAAAAGCTCCGATAGTGACATTTGCACGTTCGGGCATTCGGATAAAATGCGAGAAATTGACATTTTGTTTTTAGGTTTTAAAATTGGTCTTTGCACTTAATAGGCGGCAAAGATTCAAGCCTAAAAATAATTTGTCATTTGAGCGCCGTAAATTTACGAAATGTTATTTTAATTTCAAAGCATAGCGAGGGGGTTCTCCCGTGCAAGGCAGTTAAACGAATTTAATCGTACTTAAAAGATTTATTGCCCGTGTTCCTGTTTTCGATATATCAGGCTGTTAACCGTTCGTCTCCTCTTTTCTTTCACGTTAACTATTTTCAACAAATCCCTTCGGTATACTTGAGCTATTAGCCCCTTGCACTTGGTCGGTGTTGCCCCCCTCGTTTGCATTGCACCTACGCATACCAAAGTTTATAAGTTCTTTAACGACTGCTTTTGATTGCGATTCCTCGCCTATGCTCACGGCTGAACTGGTCGGTTCATCAGCCTGTTAGGGACAATAAAAAAGCCCCTAAATAGGTAGGGGGTCTATTTAAGGGCGATATATCGAGAATGAATATCTGAGCTTAGTTAGATAGCCCCTAACTATCTTTTGCAAATATAGTAATTATTTGAATATGCAAAACGATTAAATAAAAAAAAGCCGCGTGTTAGGCGGCTCGGTACTTTATAGATATGCAATATTTGGGTTTTCTTTTTTTACACCTATAAACGGTATACCAGCCGCGTCCATAGTTTTTTTGCAAAAAAAATAAGTACCAATAGACCTTCCTGTAAATACTCCATTTTCATCTACTTCATATGAACATACACCAACATAACAACCATAATGCTCACATAAATAATAGCCTATTGTGTATTCAAGTCCTTGGTTTTTTTGAGTAAGGTCAAGGTTTTCTTTTTTGATTGTAGTTTTCATGGCTGTGTGTTTTTGTTGTTGTTTTGTTTGACAAATATACAACCATTATTTGATTATGCAAACTTATTCAGAAAATAATTTAAAATATTTTTATTTGCTTATCTAACTCGCTGAGAATAAAGCATAAAAAAAGAGGGCAGAAGCGACGCTACCCTCTCTCTAAGTTGCCTAAACTTATTCTCTATGAACTCAGCTAAGATACTAAGGTAATTCGATTTTACCAAAAAAAGGTTTGTCGCTTACTGAACGTCGCCCCTCGCAGCTCCAAAGTTGACGCGCCCACCAATTCGCAGAGCCTTTCGGCGAAGGGATGCCGTTACTACGAGCGCAGTAAGAATTACCTGCATCCGTGCCGGGGTTAATCCGATAGCCCGAAGCGCCAAAATGAATCTCGTTACCTTCATTATCTACGGCTTTGTATTTCTTGCCTTCGCGCTGCGAAGCGGTAACGTTATAACCTTCATACTGTGGCATAGCTTTCTTTTGTTAGCTTGGTTTGTAAATCATTAAGGATTACGTTAAGCGCCTGAGTTAATTTTTCAGGTTTCACCATTTCTGAATGTTCGCCTTGCCGCCATTCGGCGTGATGCTTCAAAATTACGTATGCTTGGTATAATGTCATTTCACAAAGAAACGAGGGTTAACACCTTTAACACGTTTATCGGCTTGCGTTTCGATTGCAGGGATTAACGGTTGACCTGCTCGGCTCATAGGCTTGCCCGCGTGCGGGTTCTTTTGAATGATACCTGCCGCCGTTGCTTCGGCTATCAATACATCATTAACACCTAAGAACGCGCCCGCTTTGTCTTTAGATTTTAAGCGTTCGCCCGTCTTACGGTCTTTGACTATTGCGCTGCCATCGTCCTCTAAATCGATTACAAACTTTTCGTTAATCGCCGACTTAAAGCCTTTAATCGTGTATTCGTTTACGGTCGGGTCTAACTTCAATGCACCCAGTTCGCGCTCGAATACGCTGCTAACCTTAATCGCTTTTTGTTCTTCTGCGGCTTGCGTTTTGTAGCTTTCGAATTGCGTTAACGCCTCTTGCCTTGCCTGCTCAACTTCCGAATATTTACGTTCGAGCTGTTTGTGTTTTTTCTCCCATTCGGCTACAAGCTCGGCTGCGCCGTTACCAGTTGCTTTTTTCTCCCATTCATCGCGCTGCTTTTCGTATTCTGTTTTAGCTCGTTCGGCTGCATTGCGAATTACGTCTAAACTCTTTTGTTCTTTAAAATCGTCTTCGGTTAGTGTAACACCAAACGGTTCGAAGGCGCGTTTAACTACGTTAGCGATAGAGCCATTAAGTTTACCCAGCGTTGCGGCGTGTTCTTTTTGGTCTATCCAATTCTGTTGAAATTTCTCCTTCGCTGTTTCGAGGTTTTCGGCTTCGTCGAGGTTTAGGAATTTCACTAACTCCAGCGCCTCCTCGGGTTTCATTGCCATAAATTATAGGGGTTTCAATTTGTTTTAGTTTCAATTCACGAGCGCCCCGTGCTAATAGGTTTGAGGCTACAACGTCGGACGCGTGTATTATTTTGCCATCTGATAGCAGTAAATATTTCATGCAGCACAAAGATAGTTAATTGAAATTGCAAAACAAAAAAGCCGCTTTTTAGGGCGGCTGCATATCTATATTTTAAAATGGGTTTTAGTTTCCTAAAACTTTGTTAGCCCATTTGATAGCGTTTTTTTCAGAGGCAAAATCTTTAGCATCTAAAACTTGCTGCGTACCGTTATAAATTTGAACGTAAGACGCAATGAATGTAGTTGAGTTAGCGCCGTTTTTTCTGATGTTTACCGCTTTGCTTCCTGTTGTGTTGTGAATCATTGTCATGTGTGTAAGTGTTTAATTGTTTAACAGCACAAATATAGAAACACTTTTTGAATCTGCAAACTATTTCAGCAAAAAAAGTAAAAATATTTTTTTAGCTAATCGATATACCCCTCCGCCCTTGCGCGAGCCTTAACGGTTTCGGGAACTTTTGACGCTGGCACGGGTACTAAATCATGGCGACAATTCCAACCGCCAACAAAGGTAAATATAGTTCTGCTATCCGTTCCATCAATTCGCCCCGCCCACGTTCCGTTTTTAATGTCGTTTATATCCGCGCTGTTTTGCCCACGCCCCCACGCCTCTATTTCTTTTCGGTGGAATATTTCACCTTGCCTATGCTCGCAGAAAGGGCGCGTAGTTGGTATTTCACCACCTAAATATTGAAACCATTGTATGCCTATTTCCTCATTAACAGCCGCTGAAAAGCTACGGTCTGCGACGGCTTGCGCGGTTGTGGCTGTTGTTTTAATATGCCCGAGTAAATTACCATCCAGTTTACTATCGCCTATTATCGTAGCGCTTAATGCTTTTACGGCTTCGCGTAGTGGGGCGCGTGCTGCGATGTTAGCCGTTAGCTGTTCTAAAAACGGTTGCGTTACGCGTTCCCTTAATCCACTACCGAAAAAACTATTTATTGCGTTCTGTTTACTTATTTGAACTAATCGCCGCTGTGCTTCGGTAGGCTCAAAACCCGCCTCGAATTTTTGCGCTATTTCGGTAGATAGGTTTACACCCGCTTCGATTTGAGAAAGGAATTTACTAACCGCCTCTTTGTATTCGCCGCCCGCTAAAACCTTATTGAGTTCGTCGGCTATTAATCCGATTCGGTTAATGTTCGCATCGCTCTGAATTATATTCCCGGTACTATCTACGTCCATATCGCGTAACAACGGCTCAACGGTACGCCACGCATCGAGCTGAGCGCGTTCGGCGCTCGTTGCCATGTCTTTCGGTATCTGTTCAAATAACCGAATTTTCTTTTTAATCAGTTCGTCAAGCGATGCCATTTAATAAGTCGCGTTGCGCTTGTTGGATAGGGTCTAATTGTACGCGCACCTTTTCGGCTGCGATGTTACGCAGCGCTACTACTTGCTCCTGTAAAGGTAAGTCGGTAAAGCGTGGCGCTTCCTCGGTTGGTATGTAGTTACGGATTAACTCCATTACTAACTGTGGTGCGCTAAAGTGTAACACATCTTGCCATTTTTCAACTGTTCCGTTCGCTACCCTTGCAGCTATATCGGCGCTGCTCATAAGTAACAGTTCGTCCGAATGAATAATCAAATCGTAAATAGCGCTCGTTTCCTCGTCGGTGTAGTGAATAGCTTTAATGTAATTGTACACGTTGCTAAACGTTACCGACGGAGGTACGCCCGCTGTGATACCCTCACCGATTACAGCTAAATAATCGCTCGGTGTACTTATATCGAACGTCGTAGGGTAAACCAACGTAACGCCCCCGAATAAGTCGCCGTAGCGCATCTTACCAGTCGTTACCAATATAAACTCATACAAGCTGAATAGCTGGTCTGAAATAGGCTTTAAAAACGCGTATAGGCTACGCATCTTATTTAGGCTACCCGTAGCCGTTACAGCTTCGCCAACGCCTACCGAACTATCGCTACTCGGTAGGTGCAAAATTGAACGGGCTTTTTTCATTTGTGCATCTATTTCCACACGCAAAAAATTAAGCGTGTCCATAGGCGGCGAAACGAATTTTAAGTATTCGCCACTTATACCGCTATCGCCCTCGCTTACCGAGGTCTTAGGCTTAATCAATAGCATACCAGTCGGGCTAAAGCGCGATTTCAAACCGCCGCCGCTACACGATGGACACGTCCGATAGCCGCCGTTTATAGGGTCGAATATTTGACCGTCTACACACTTATTACCCTCGCGGTCGTGAAAGTCGCAAACCTCACCTAACGCCACCATAAAAGGAAACGCGCTCGTTGCTTTGCTTATTTGTAAGTAGCTTTCGTCTAAAACAACTTGGTCGAGAAAAGGTACGGCGGTAATAAAGGGCGACTGAAAACATATTTCGCCGTTAATCAGTTGCGGCATTCCTTGTAACTTATGGCAGGGAACGTACCCGAGGTTATGCGCAAAGTATAGCACGGGTTCGCTAAATTCCATTTCGGATTTTTTACCCGTTTGGTAAATTTTCCAAATGTTCATAGTATCGTATAGCTCTAACACGATACCGCTTTTCTCCATTTTAGAGCCGTTTTTAACGCTGCTATAATCGTCGGTAATAACTAAGTAGTATTCGCCGAACTTTTGCCCTACAATCGATTTACACGAATAATAATGCGGCATCGGTTTCAATAGTTCGTTACTAATAACCTCGCTATCGTCGTCGTCGCTTAAAACCGTTTCTACGTCCTCGGGTTCGATTGCAATAATACCGTTAGGGTCTACCAGCTTTAAAGTCGGTAACATCGTTTTAACGAATGCCTCAACGCTTCCGAACTTTTCTATTTCCTCGTTAACGAACCTTTGAAAAGTATCATCGCCAAACCTTTCGTCCGCTTCAGGAAAATATTTAATACTCCAATTTTGGTCTGCGAACGCACGGCTAACCGTAGATTTAAAATCTTCGAATACGCTTAACGTCGTAGGCTTATAATTCGCCTTAATGTATTGCGCTTGCACGTCGGTTTGGTTTGGGGCGCGAACGCTTAACAAATGTTCGGGGTAAACGTCGGGGCGCGTGTGCGGTAAAATAGAATCGTACATCTTCGCCGCGTAGTTATACCCGTCCCAGTATTCGGGGTACTGCGTTACGCCCGTTCGCTGCTTACTGATAGGGTTAAGCGGTGTACTTCTATTCGCCTCTGCCCAGCCCTTAAACTTAACGGCAAAGCGATTAACGACCTTGTTTATTTCCTCGGTAGATAGTGCCATTATGCGACGGCTTTAGTTGTAGGGTTAACAATTACGTGCGACCCGCACGATTTAGAACGGCAAAAAGTTAGTTTCATAATTTCTGCAATATTGATAAGCCACGCCCCTCGGAAGTGTTGAGCGTAACAACGTTGTATTTATAATGATTAACGTAGCGCATTAATTCGGCAACGTCGGGTATATGTAGCGTGTCATGATAGGCTATAATACCACCCTTTGCGATTACGCGCTCAATCTCTTTAAACTCGGGTAAAATATTCGCCCAACTATGGTCGCCGTCAACAAAGATAAAATCGAAATGCTCACGCGGCATACCTTTAATAACCTTAATCGATTCGCCTAAAATGAAATCCACAGCAACGCCCGAACGTTCTAAATTATGTTTGCGATGGTCGTTAATATCGATGCCAGCATAGTAACCGCCTTGCGGCAAAGCCTCAATCATTTTAAGCGAGGTTTCGCCCTCGAATACTCCAATCTCTAAAACAGCTTTAGCACCTTGCATCTTAATTAACGCACCAATAAACTCGCATACATCGGGTTCACTATTCCAACCGTGGCGCGTGGTTTCGCTAAACGTTTCGGTCGTTACTAATTCCTTTTCGGGTAGCGGCTCAAGTGCGTAAACGTAATCAGTTTTAACCGCCTTTTCTTTTTTAGCTTTTGGTTCTGTTACTTTTTTACTTTTTGTTCCCGGCATATTTGTTCGAGGTTATTCGGTTTATAAAATGGATGTGCTGTTTACCCGCTTCGGCAAACCATTTTTTCAAAAGTCTATCGAGCCACTCAACATAAAACAACGGGGTAAAACCTTGCCCGCCGTAATACGATTGTAAATAGAAGCGCTCGGTTATTTGTTCAAAGCTTAAGCGGCGCTGCATCGCGAAATGAATATATCCGTTTTCGCTGCCATCGGTTTGACCTACTGCAATAATCGCAGGGTCTAAACCTAATTTAGCTAAAGCAACGTTCATATATAGTTCGTCAGGTTGCCCGCCACCCCATTTCATGCGCAGCTTTTGAACTGATAGCGGATTGTTTTCGTAATAGTCTTTAGCTATTATGTAAATCTTTTCGGCTTCAATTCCTTTACGAATGTATTGAATCGAGCTATTGATGGCTGGTAAAACCGCCGATTCGCTTAACCCAAAATGCTGCCATATATCGTCAGCCCACGCCCACTGCATAGAGGGTATTGCACGCCCTTGCTGAATGGTATGGTAGCCGACCGTATGGCTTATGTAATCTTTACCCGCGTTAATCAATTCGTTAATCATAGGCTCTAAATCCTTGAGCGCTACGGCATCGACATCGAGGTAAATGTTATGTTCAAATGGTAGGTATTCGTATAGATTAACCTTTAGCTTACCGGGGTCTAACTTACCGCCCGTTGTTAGGTGTTCAGGTTTAATCTCATTAATTGAATCGACGAAATCCGCAAGCCCGTGAGCGTACCCATAGCACTTACTTCTATCATCTACGTAAAGGGCAATTTTAAGCCCGCTATTGAATCGCTTAATACTAAACGCTAAGTTATAAGCCGCGCCATAGTAATGCGGTTTACCAAACGCAAAAAGCACAACCCCGATATTATTCGAGGCGTGCTTTTGTTCGTTAGTCAAATTAGCTAAAGATTCCCGCTGGTGCATTGTACTGAGTTGGGATATCTTTATCGCGCCATGAAAAGGTTACCTCGTAGCGCTGTAATTCATTATTCTGCTCCGGCAAAATAAAGTTAGCGCTAGTTGTAATACCTACGGGCGGGTCGATAAAAATAATCTTACCGCTATCGCACATATACGCCATAATCCAACCAACGCGACGGTTATTAACGTCGTTCCAAAAAAGGTTATTTTCGTCGGTTACATTTGCATCGTATAACGTGGCGGTACGGTCTTCATTAATGCGGATAGGTGTACCACATCCAATCGGGCTATCTACCGTTACGGGCGAACCTGCTGGTAATGCAAAACGAATATCCTCAATTATACGGGCTTCACCGCTCGCTAATAGCGCAGCAATTTCTACCGCGTCCGACGGGTCGGCTACGGTTACATTACAAGCGCCTACGATAATCGCAGAAACACCGCCGAGCTTATACTCGTTGCAGTCCACCAAATTATGTTCGAGTAACGACGAATCGCAATAGGAAACGCATCCCATAATTTAAAAGGTGTTTATTGTTTTGACTTCGGTTTGATAGGTCGTAAGCCGTACACCTAAAAAGGATTGCTCAAATGTTCCCCAAATTTACAAATTATTCTTGATATAAATTAACAAGGTTTTGCGTGGTAATCCTTTCGTTATCTTGTGTCAATATAAACGGCTCAGAATCGTTATCGAGAATCGACGGCAAGCAGTCGGCATCCACGCCAACGCATACCGTCTTACGTACCTTATCGCGCTTGTTATAAAGGTCGATTGTTAAGCCGCCTAAATCGTCAGCGTTATCGTATTCAATAGTCGGAAATTCATTATCCGCTGGAAATACCGTGTCGCCGTTTATGTAGCAATTATCGAAATAAAATACAATCGAAAGAAAGTCCAGCACGTACTCAGGCAATCGCCCGAAATAATAGCTTAGTTTCTTTTTGCGGTCTACGAATGAAGCCTGCCAACGCCCCGAAGCATACCTAAACAAATCGGTATCGGTATCGTATTGCGGTTGAAACCTACGCCCCTCTAAACGTATGCCCGGTAAAAAGGATGTACCATAAAAAGCTAAACCGAATTGATTCTCGCCATTGCAACCCTCAATCTTAAAAAATCGGCAATCGTCGGAATAATCGCCTATTTGAATAAGCTCGCTGTACTTATCGTAAGTAGCCGAGTTCTTATCGGCTCGTATCGTTATTCGTTTAACGGTTACTTCTCCATCCAGTGAAGCCCCGAACTGGTTAGCTAACAAACTAACGTTGCCCGTAGTGGTTGGCGTAATTAAAAAGTTATAAGTACCCGCCGCATTAATTCCAGTGCCATAATTAAGACCGTCCACTTGTAAGCGTAAACGTGCGTTAACGATTGAATCTACAACTATCGTAACGTTATAATCTTTATCAGCGCACAATTCGGTAACGCTTATTAATTCAGTTGCGTTGCCTAAAACCGTTAAATCGATTTGCGCCTCACCGCCTCCAAAGTTCCAATCGTCGCTACCAGTTATCGGGTTCGATGTCCAGCCTATTGGTGGGCAATCAATACAAAAAGGGTCGCCGTTAAAATAAGGATTATAAATAAAATATTGCCCGCACGTATTGGTACAATAGTCTGCAATGGCTAACCGATAACAGCCCGCATCGATTGTATAATCTGAAAGGTCAATGCCCGCCGTTAAATATTGGTCTTTAACCGTAAGCACAGGGTCGAGTACCTCAACCACGCTTAATGTTTCTGAATTGACCAAGCCAGCGAATAATGCTCCCGATGGTATAGGCTCAACGCTATCTACATTAAACACCCCATCGAACTCATCGCCTGCTAAACCATTAAAATAAAACAGCAAGCCAGCCGAGGTTGTGTCGGGCGTGTTGAGGTAAATGGTATGTGTACCCGGTGCGTTTAAATAAAGAAACGAGCCGCTCGGGAAAATACCAACTACTAACGTGCCGCTGTTGTACGTGCTAATCGTTACCGTTACTTTATAATTTAACACCACATCGAAACGCTCATAGCCTTGAATATAGCCACCCGCATTACCCGTTGCAGTTATCTCGCTGCCTGCTTGTGTCCAATCGCCTGAAAGCGTATCGCTAACGAATTGAAGCTCGCCACAAATACCCGTTTCAAGTTGCCAAAATAACTGGTCGTTAAAGTCGGCTAATTGTGCGAATTGATTATTACAACCCTCGCACGCTTCAGGCAATACGCTGTTAAAGATTATCGGTTGGTTTGGAATCGAGGTGTAACTCATGGTAAAAGTTTGTTAGAACGTAGTTCGAATTGTGCGCCCTTGCGCATTACGGATTCTATTTGTATGCTTTTAATATACGTCGGCGCAACCGCTAACGCATCATCTTTGCGCCCGAGTAAAATAGGCTTCGAGGTTTCGCTTGTAATGGCGTTAATCTCTGCCATACTTAACGGGCGTTTAAACTTGTATAAATAGGCTTGTACATCGTTAATATCTACGGGCTGTAAATCGGGGCTTTGAAAGTTTTGCCCAAAACCGCTAAATGAAGTTAAATTTGCAAACCCTGAAAGGATACGCATAAACATATTGCCAACCGTTGAAGCACCAGTAACATCGGTATAAATCCTTTCGCCTTGGTTGCAGTATAGCGTAACATTTACGCTAACTAATATATTTACATCACTTGTTACTGGCGTGCCTAATACCTCTTGAATTATTGTTGAGCCATCAGCGTTATATCGTCTTAATATTGCTATTAAAGTTCTATCGCCAGCTACGCCAGTAATTTGGTCGCAATAAAAATTAACACTAAAAGTGTATATGCCACTAAATGGAATTAAATAATATTCTCCATTTAAATTATTACCTGCATCTACAAATTCATTATTCCAGTTTGGGAAAACGCCGTTATATTCACTAAATGAAGTTGCGGTTGTATTTATAATTTCCCAATCTTGTACAGGCGTTACTAAAACACTTGCATTAAAGGGTGTTAGTGTTTCATCAAAAGCATCAAAAAAACCTTGCAAGGAATTAGGAAATCCATCTAACCAATTAGCCGATACGCCTTGATTTGAAAAGTTTAAATTATAGAAAGGAATAGTAAGTCCCGGTAAGCTATAAACGCGAGCATTAAATGAATTAGGAGCAAAGGTGTTATTATAATCGCATTGAATTATTACAGGGTTTAATTCGTATTCCTGAGAGTTAAACCTTAACAAATCTTCGATTACATTATGGTCAAAAATTACTTCACTTGTTCTTAGGTTAAGTACATTGGATGTATTGCACTCTCCAATAAAGCCGAATGTTTCATTTCGGAAACCCAAAAACGATGGCTGTGGAAATGTACAATACCCCTGACCTCCATTACATTCGTTCGGAAATAAGAAAGGCTCTGAGCCAAAGTTTACCGAAGCATACAGCCGCGATACATCGAACTTCATTTCAATTTCGGGCTGGTCATATAAACTAACCGAGGCGGTCGATTGCTGAAAGTAGCTAATCGGTTCTATGCGCAATAAAGGGCGACCATTCGGTTGCCTTTCAAAACCTATACCTAAGTTTAATTTCTGTTTAAGCGACAAATAAACTTGCTCGAAAGTCGCAAACATTTCAATATCAGTACGGGTGCGCAAAACGTTACCCTGCGTATAAATAGGTACATTAAATGTACCAGTTGAATAAGCGAATAAGTTAGAACCGAAATCGATTAAACCGTCGCTCATACAATTTATTAAATGAGTAAAAACGTCATAAACTGCATAGCACAAAGACGGGTTCGGATACCAGTTACCAGTCGACGGGTCGTAAATATCTAAGCGCCTTAGTGTAGGCGGGGTTATCGCTGTGCCATTCTTTGAGGTTGTTAGGCGTAGCGAAAACGGTATCGACTTATTATTATTAATCTTCGTGCTAAACGTTTCATCATACATTTTCATTTTAACCTGACAACGGTCTAAAATAAAGTTGCATTCGGTAACGATTATATACCCGTCGACTAAACGCTCCCACGTACCCGAACTACATAAGTATTGAACGGATAGGCGAACTAACTCACAATAACCCGACGTTGCTAACTTATCGTACAAATAGCCGAATACATCGCCGCCAAAGATTAACTCATTATCGAATGACACAATGCGCGCCCCTATGGCATCATCCTCGGTTATATTAATCCCGAAATCTTCGGGGTTTAATGGTTGCCCCCTATCGAGGCTATCGATTAAAAACTTTAATTCAGATGCCATGCGTAACGCGAATCGTTGCCGTTAAAATTAACTATCGTTTTATTGCGCTTTAGGTCGCGCCTCATGCCTTTTATTTCGCGCTCCATAGATTTACTATTGAGCGAAGCATTCACGTTAATAGCCCGCTCCTTTTTACCCATGTAGTAATTTAATGCAGGTCGAACGTAACGTTCATCGATTAAACGCTTAAACGCCGCGCTCGAGGTGTTCAATGCATCGAGTTCGCTACGGTGGCGGCTTACTGCATTGCGATTAACAACAAACTCACCGCGCTCGGCTTCGATAATTGTACCGCCAGCCTCGTGGCTTCGACCGCCTACAATACCGCCTCGCTTGTACTTAGGTAAGGGTTTCGATAAAACTAAACCAGCTTGGATTAAACCTTGTGCAACAGCAAAGGCGCTAAAAGGTAAACCGAATGTTGTAGGGCTTTCGGCAATAGATTTACTAACGGCTATCGCTGTATTAATACCTATTTCGAATAATGCAGCGGCTCGGTCTAACTTAGCCTGTTTCAACTTTTCAGTGGCTATCTTACGGCTTGACCTTAATTGTGCCGCCTCGCGTTGGCGCTGCTTATCTACTTCGCTTTGGCTCGATTGATTTATAGCCTCTATTTCAGCCTCGGTTTGTTGGTTAATCTCTTCGATTCGCGCCTGTGACTGTTCTTTTGAAAGGTCTAACAAACCGCTGAATAGTTCAGCCGTTTGCTCTGCAATCTCTAAAGCATTATTAATCTGTTCGTCGCGTGTTTTCTTTTGCTCTTCGCGGATGGCCTTTTGCGATTCAGCATTGATTAACTCAATGGCGCTGGCTCGCTCCTTTTCGTCTTTAATGCTATTAGTAGCCGCTAACTTACGCCCTTCAGCTTCTAAATTAATTAATTGAATGCGCCGTTCTAATGAGCTACCTTGTTCAATCTCTAATTGCTTAGTTAAATTTATTTGCGTATTTAAAGACGATTCGGCGGCAGCTCTTCTTAATTCTGCTTCTTTTGCTAATCTATCTTCAAGTGCCTTTTTATCAATCTCAGCTATTTGATTATTTGCAGTTGTTTTAATTTGTGCAATTGTATCATTGAGTGCGTTTTGAGCCTGAATCTGTTCATCGCTTCCCTCCTTAAAGTTAGCAGCTCTAAAGTTCTTTTCAAGTTCTGCTATCTTATCATTGCTATCGTTTAATATCTTTTCTCGTTGGTCTAACGAGCTAATGAATGCCTCACGTTCAGAAGCTAATAAAGCAAGACGTGCTGCTTTTTGGTCTTCAGCTGATTTCTTTGCAAGTGCGTCTGCTTTATCGGCAGCTTCTTTTGCTTTTGCAGCTGCATCATCCGCAGCTTTTTGGTCAAGGTCTTTTATTGAATTTAAGAAACCTGCTCTTTGATTTTGTAAATCCTTTAGAGCCTTTTCACTTTCTTGTAACGCCGCTTCACCTGATGCCTTGGTCTCTTGTGGGTCAAATACTAACTTAGATATTGTTTCAGCTCCAGTAGCAGCAAGCTTGCTTAATTGCTCGTTTATGGTTGAACTAATCTTTTCAAATCCTAATGCTTCCGAAATCTCGTTTGCTGTTGAAATCAATAAATCTAACGGCGCTGCAATAACACGAAGCACAGCAAGGTTGACTTCAATGGCAAATCGAGCAATGTTGCGCAAGGTTTGAAAGGATTTTGTTTCTGCCTCAATCTGAAGCTTTAATGTTGTTTGCGCGTTTTTAATTGCAGTTTGTTGAGCAATAAGAGTTTGTTCTGATTGCTTAACTTTTAAATTCAATATCTCACGCTCAGTCTTGCCTTGCAATTTAAGGACTTCATCTTGGTCGCCTATTGCTGCAAGTTTATCTTGCTCAACTTTTAATACCTTTTCACTTGTTGCATTAAGGTCTCTTTGTGCTTCACTTACACCAGTAATCGCTGTCTTTATATCATCCCAATATGCTACAAGCGCGCCCAATGCTACAATCAATGTACCTACTCCTGTTGCAGCCAACGCTAATCTTAACCCTTTTAGCGCTCCAGTTGTTAATGCAATTACTCCATTATATGCAGTTTGCGCTGCTGCAAGTGCGAAAGTCTTTATTTTACTTTCTTCTAATAACAATGCACTTATCTGCTGCAATCCATTTGCGATTGCAATGGCTGCAGTTGTTTTAGCAATGGTTTGTTGCAAATCTTCGTTTTCAGTTCCAAATAATGCAGCCGCACCTTGTGCAATTTCAAAACCTGCCGCAAGTCCTTGCGTGGCTTGAACTGCTGCATCGAACTTAAACGTATCAGATGCTAAGTTAGAAACTCGCGCCCGCGTGTCTCCGATTTGGTCTTCTAACCTTGCGGCTTCTGCTGTTAGTTTTCTAAATGCCTCTGTGCCACCTTGCCCTGATTCCTCTAACTGGTTAAGCTCATTTTTTAACCCGCGCAATACGCGAGTAAGAGGCACTCCTTTCTTATTTAAATCATCAAAAGCTTTGTTTTGTTCTGCAAGCGCTTTCTTAACCTCGTTGCCTGAGAACGCTGCTGCAATGCTTTTGCCTACATTTTTAAAATCGGTTGCTATCTTATCTGAAGCCTTTTGCGCCGACTTAACAGCCTCGTTATTTACTTCGTTAATCTTATTAACCGTGGCTTCGAGGTCGCCCGCATCGGCTTTATACTTTATGAGAACTTCAGCCATCTTTGTGGTGTTGCTTATAGAACACCCCAAATTTAATCAAAAAAACGTCAATATCGGACTGCATTAATTCTTTAAACTCGAGAACGTTACCGCCCGCGATGTGCATCACTTGTTCCCTGAATTTATCTTGCGCTTGCTTTGCCCGTCGTCCCGGTGAGAACTCAACGCCGCTAACGTTTCGTGCAGCTTTTGGAGCTGAACCCGATTGTACTCCCATAATGTCGTTAATTCGTCGGGCGACATACGCAGTAAGGGCTTCAGCGGCTCTATATCCAAACCTGTAAAAAAATCGTGCGACCCCTCCTCTGCCATCGCTTCAAATACTTTTAGTTTCGCTTGGTGTACGTCGGGGTTAATGATTGCAGGGTTTTCGTCCGAACGTACTACCCACGTCGCAGCAATGTTAAGCAATAGGTCGCGATGTATTACCGTGTTTTGCCGTTCGCGAATAACGTGAATGTAGGTAGCAACTAACGCCGCGTTGCGTGGGTTCGTTAGCCCCGCGCCTAATGCCTTTTCCATTTCAGTTAGTATGGCTTCCATTTCGCTACCCGATAAACCACTACTAAGGCGCTCAAGTAAACTCATGCTCATAGCAAAGCGTTCGAGAGGTAGGGCGGTTTCCTTTGGGAAGCGGTAATAGGTATACCCGTCCTTAGTGAATAGCTGAACTAAATTGTATTTCGGTAGTTCGGCGTTTTGTTTATTGCGCGAAAATATTGAGCGCAGTCGCCCGCCTAATTTGTTGAATGAGGTAATCAATGTCATTGTTTACTTTTATTAAGTTGCCACTACGTAGCTGAATTATGCACTCATCATTTTCGCCGCTAAATACGTGGCTTATATCATTAACGTTTATAAGTACCTCAACAAACCCAATATCTCGCTCACTTAATTCGCGCAGGGTTTCATCCTCGGTATCGAGCGATTCGGTCAGGAACGCCTTACAGAGAATGAACCCAGTCATATCTAACTCCAATAATCGTGTGGGCATTCAGCATCTTTAACCCGCGTCTTTGCAGGTAGGAAACAACCGCATGCCGTACAAACGTTTAACGTTTTGTTTTTATGCTGACATAAGTTACAAATAGGCGTTCGCGTTTCGCTTAGTTCGTTTGCCTCTTTGTTGGCTGTTATCCAAAACCACCAGCCGCGAATAATTGTTTTTAGCCTGCGCATTCGATACACTCCATTAAGTTAATTACGGGCAACTCTTCAGCATCGGTTTCAATATTAGCCACGCTAAAGCTAATACAATCGTAAGCCGTTTCGCATATTGTAAACTCACCACATGAACCGAGCTTAATAGTGTAGCCCTGCCCGTTATCTATCTTTGCATTGTTTATAGTTAACAGCCCATCAACATCGGACGTAACGCTAAACGTTTGAATGCGGTTAGTAGCATTGTGCTTTAATACCACTACATACTCGGTTTCGGGTTCTACGTAACCGAACTGAATACCGCCGTTACAATAGGCTACCTGAATGCCTGAATCGAAACAAGGTGAACAAACGCTCATAGGTATCGTTTTAAAATTGCGTTTACAAAGTAACGAAAACAATCTAAATAATCGGCGCGCTCGGTTAGGTTTTTACGATTGCTCTTTATTATCTGCCCCTCTGCGTTGCATTGTACCTGTTTAGCATCAAATACAAACCCCTTGCATTTCTTTGAGTTTACCTTAATATCGAGCTTCTTTAACGCGGTGTTGCAATCGATACGGCTGTTAACGTGGCGCGGGTTCGCTGGTATTATTATTTGATTGTCGGCTAACTTGAGGCGGCGTTTAATCTGAATGTACGCGCTCGAGTTATCCCGTTCCTGTATCGTACCGCCCTTACCCATCGCGTCGCCCGTTATTCGTATAAGCCCCGTCGGTATGTTTAAGGCATCGACCGCATCGCAAAAAGCATCTATCGAACCTCGCTCTATCTTTATTTCGTCCACTACCCGCGCCGCGCTGCCAACGTTTTGAATTACTAAAGCACAAAGCGGGTTAATATTGAAATCGACGCTTATAAATGTCGGTAGGTGCGGGTTGTGGTTAGCGCTATCGTCAATGTGCTTATCGTCATCCCAAGCGTATAGGAACGGGTTTGCAACGTCGTCGAGTACATCCCAATCGCCCTCAACAAATCGAGCGTATTGAATAGGCGGTAATTCCTTTAAGGCTTCGAGGTATTCGGGTGCGATGTGTGGATTATCTGTTATGCGGCTCGGTATGTACGCCCAGCGTTCGGGTAGGGTGTTTTCCCTGTAGCGATTATAGATTATTGACTTAACCCAATTTTGCGCAGGGTTGCAAGTTGCGAGGCAAACGATAGGCGGCTTACCTTGCGATTTGTTCCAACTTCCGATACGTTCCTGAACCTTGTAGAACGTTACCTCTTGCAGTTCATTTACCTCATCCAATCCAGCGCCGTTAATCTCTAAACCCCTAAAGCGGTTGAGGTCTTTGTCATCGTCGAATGATTCAGCCATGAACATTAACTCCGAACCGTTAGTAAACGTTATAACGTTCGTTTCCCTATTCCAGTTCTTAACGTAGTTACTTACGCCGTCCATCATTATCGAGGCAAAGCTCGGGAACGTGGTACGTTTAAGGTCGGGTAGGCTTTTACGAATAACCGCCCACCGCGAACGCGGGTAACTTAAACAAAGCGATGTTAGGGTTAATAATAGCCAATACGTTTTACCGCCACGTATCGCGCCCCCAAAAACAATAACGCGCTTAGTACCGTCTACGGCGTAATCGTACGCGGTCGTTTGTGTTTCGGTTAATGTAAACTTCATTCATTCGGTTTACTCGATTCGGTTCGCACAATAACGAGCGGCTCGGTTGTGGTGATGTTATTATCGATGCTTTGCTTTGGCTTACCGTATGCGCGGTCTAATAGTAACTCAGCGGCACGTACATCTCCTTTAGCCGCCTTTGCTCGTATCGATTTAAGTATTGCCTCGGCTGCGCTAATACCGTCCTTTTCCTCGCCCAATACATCGGCAAGCAATACGTGAAGCTCGGGCAGCTTGCGCGGTCGCCCGTTCGGGTTTCCACTTTTGCCTTTTTCAAACGGCTTATTGTTTGGTATTGGATTGTTATTTTTACCCATTTCGGCTGTTTTTCGGCTGTTTCCGTTAATATAATGCGCTATCTAATATTTTTGGCGCTATATTATTCCAAGATACTCTATGATGCCACAAAGCGCCCCTTTTTGTGTTATGTCGATTTATAACCAACTTAACGTTGTTAGGGTCTTGTAAAATACTTCCGTAAGACTTTCTGTAGCTTCTGTCAGTTGCGTAAATATGCTTTGTGTTCCCGTCAATTTTATCCATTTCCGCCGTTTGCGCCCCGCTTCTTAAAATTGTGCTAAGTCCAAAATTTGCAATGCCTGTATGCCATTTCTTTATTGAATAATTAACGTCTTCGTTTAAAATCATGTTTAAATCGGTTAATGACCAGTCTTTATCCATAATCCAAATTTGCATTATATTTTTCTTTGTATTTGGCATTGCCCCACCGCTATACCCGCCAAATACTATTCCGCTTCCTTTAGTTAACTTATGAAGTTTTTCGATAACGTATGTTAGTTTATCTTTTTTGTATGTATTAATCGGTTTATTACCTACTATTCCTCCGTAATCATCGTCTAAGCAAATTGTAATGCCTCTACTTTTTTGAGCTTCTAATAAACTTGCAACACGTCCAACCGCCGCTCCATTTTCAATATTTGTTCCGCAAAAATCCACATAAGACTTACATAATTCAGTATCGTAAACGACTGCTTTTTCTTTGTAACTTTCAGCGATTCCATTTTCTAAACAATCGGGTATGAGTACCCTATATTCAAATCCTCTCTTTTCCAAATACCTTACGGTTTTGTTGTATTTCTTTTTTTGTATACTTAACACGTAAAATATCATTCTTCTATTAAGTAATCTGAAAGTTCGATAAAACCTTTTTCTAAAGCCTCTTTTGGTGCTAATATTATCATGCCTAAATCCTTAAAAATATCTTGAATTTCTTTAGGTTGTTTTGCGTAAAAATCTGCTATTTTTTGGAAGTTAAAATCCGTAAAAAATGATGCTCTTATTTTTAATACATCTTTTAAATCTTCATTAATATCTAACGAATTAATCTTATCAATCAATTCGTTTGTTTTATCTAAATTTGCTAACTGATTTATTGTTGGCTCTGTTTCTGCTGGTATGTAAAAAGGTAGTTGAATATCGAATAAATCTTCTTCGTTCAATTCTTTTATTTTTGGTATATCCAACCCCCACTCTTCGAGCTGTTCGGTATCCCATTCGCTCGTTAACGCGCTCCAATCCCAATCGCCTCCGCTTACGTTGTCTTTGATTATAAACTCGCGCTGTTGTGCCTCGGTTAGTTCGCCGGCAACGATTATAGGAACTTGTTTAAGCCCAGCTTCGCGGCACGCTTTCAGGCGCATATTACCACCTAAAACTACCATATCGTTATTCACTACGATAGGGCGTATGTTAAGCATTTCGGGGAACGCTTTAATCGAGGCAACGAGCCGCTCGAATTTATCGTCGCGTATCGTTCGCGGGTTGTTCGGGTTTTGCTTAACCTCTGAAATTTTAACTATTGTTGTCTTCATCGCTTACGTGCTTTGCGGTATTTTTCGGCTTCGGCGTATGCTATGGCTACGGCTTGTTCGTTCGAATACCCCTCTTCTACTAACTTGCGAATGTTCATTTGTATTATTTGTGGCGAATCGCCTTGAAATAGTGGCATATTACAAATTTACAAATTATAAGTGTCGATTCGTTTTTTTACCATTTCGATAAAACGCTCCATCATGGCAGCATAGAAGCCGTTAAAATCCTTATGCCCCTCGGGCGCATGTTCGAATAGCACGTAAAGCGTAGAACGTAGGCGCTGGCTCGGTGTTTTGCTGCCAAGTTCGGCGGCATCGAGTTTAAGGTTGTTTAAAAGCTGTTCATCGTTATAATTGAACTGTTCGCCCTTAAATGCCATAACACCAACGCCGCCCATCCATTGATTAAATAGGGCGCTCGTTTGTTCGGGCGTTAGCTCCTGCGTTCCGATTGTTACCTTAATCGTTTTATCGCGGCGCGTGGCTACCGATTCAATCGCGCATGGTATGGTTAAGAGTTTAGCATCCATGCTTTTCAGCTTCGGCTTGAAGTTCCTTTTCAACTTCCATAGCTTCTAAAACATAGTCGCGCCCGTTATTAAGCGCCGTTAAAAACTCTCTGTATTCGCCGTCTATTGTTAACGGGTTTCCAAAAGTTTTTATAGCCCTTTCGATTATATCGCTTTGAGTTGTTTTATTTATTTGCGCTAATTGAATTAATGATTCGTATGCGCTTTGCGAAATTTCTATTTCTATTTTGTTTTTAGCATCCATATTCGGGTTCTCGTTTAGTTGATTTATATTCAAGTTTTAGCGTTTCGAGGTAATCGCGTACCATTGCTGTAATTTTTTCGCGGCTCGTTTGCGGTACGCGAAAGCATAGCGTCGCGGTTGGTTCGCCATATTTGGGCAACCTACCAGCACCCTCACGGCGACCGCCTCGATTATCTTTTGCCTTTGCTTCGGACTTCATGCCACAAATATAAGTATTATTTGATTACGTTTTGCAAATTTACACGGTGTTTTTTAAGTAGCTTAAGCCAATCGAGGCAACGGTTTAAATACATTCGGTAGGCTATCGAGGTGCGCGGGGCGTTCATTAATTGCGCTGCATAGCTGTGATGTGTTTTAAGCGTGTCGGTGTAATATACCGCGCCCTCTTTAAACTCGCTTTGCTCGGGTTCGTGGTTAGTCATGTAATCAATTATGCGTTCTTCGGTACTCATGTAATGCGAAATTTTATAGCGGCTATCGGATAGTTATGTGCAAGGCTGCGGAACGTTTTCAATATAAGTTTCCAGCTTTGTAAATCCATATCCTTTTTTGAAACTAAACATTGTATGTCCACAAGTTTTATGATGTAATCCAAAAAGCATCGTATCAAATGTTTTATTCTTTAATGAAGTTTTAAAGGTTTCAACTGAAAACGGAAATGTCATTTTCTTTTTTGCTTCACCTAAAACATTTCCGCAACATCCACAATAAAACTTGCTACCTCTTACTACATCGTTTCCATTTGATTTTTCTACAATGATAGTATCTCTCATTTTGTCAATTATTACCTTTTCCATTTCGTTTCAAATTAAATTTAGTGCTGATAAACCGCCCAGCACATAACAGCAGTTTGGCAAAAGTGGCGGTGCAGTACTCCGCTTGACAATTACTGCTATATTCAAATTTCGTTCTCCGCATCAGCATTTGTGGTTAAAACGCCACCTTCGCCAAGCGTGGGAACGTTATGTGCAATTTATCAAAATGGCTCTTTGTCAAATTCATTATTCGGCGCTATTGCGCTTATTAGTTTCTCGGTTTCAGGCATCGGTAAAAACGAGCTGCCAGTATTACCACCCAAATCGCTAAAGGCTGTTATCGTGTTGTTATGCTGAAAGCGTACCTCACCAGTCGCGCCTTGCCTATGCTTTTCGAATAAGTAGAAAACGTGCTTATCGGTTTGTTCGCCGTCGACCTCATCAATGCCGTAATACTTCGGGCGGTAAATAAATATAACCGTGTCGGCATCTTGTTCAATTGAGCCGCTTTCGCGAAGGTCGGATAGGATAGGGCGTTTATCGCTTCGCTGTTCTACTTGCCTACTTAACTGGGCAAGGGCTATAATCGGTATGTTTAATTCCTTTTGCGCGGCTTTTAACGTTCGGCTTATCTCTGCTACTTCCATTTCACGATTACCACCTTTAAACCCCTCTATCGTCATCAATTGCAGATAGTCAATTATCGCCCATTTACAACGCCCCTTACGCGCCTCGCGTCGCATTATGCGTATTGCTTCATGTACCCCGCATCGCGGCTTATCGTAAATTAAAATCGGTAGCTTTTCGATTTGCCCGATTGACTGCTCGAAGGTATGTAATTCGGGTTGGTTAAGGTTTCCATCGCGAAGGCGTGCGGCGTTTACTTGCTCGTTACTATGCTGCAAAATTAGGCGCTGGCATAGTTGGCTGTTATTCATTTCGAGGTTAAAGTAAATACCCAGTTCGTTAAAGTTGCAAGCGTGGTAAAGGGCTAACGCCGTTTTACCCATCGACGGGCGACCCGCTAAGATTATCAACTCAGGGTGAAAGCCGCCCGTAAAACGGTTAACGGAAGCGATACCCGTACTTAACCCGCTCGTTTGCCCGTTTTGATACATCGCAGCGCGGCGGTAATATGCTTGCCGTTCTTCGTCTGCGAGTTGAATCGTGGTTATGATGTTATCGATAGGGCTACCATCCTCGATTAACGAGTTGAGGCGCTTAACGATTTCAACGGCTGTATTAACGCCGCCTTTGTTGTTATTTATTCCTAACGTTTCCTCGGTTAATATCGTCGTTATTGAACGCTTAATGTGTTCGTCCTTTAGAATCGCGATGTACTGGTTAACGGGTTCAGTGTACGATAGGTCGTTACCCCACCCCGAAACGTTCGCAAGGTCTCGCGGCTCGATTGCTTTTGTGCTTAGTGCATAGCTGCCAAGTGTAACGAGCGTCGGTTGCTTGTTATCAGATTGTATCGATTTAATGATTTTAAAGCATTTTAACGCGAGTTCGTCGTTAAAGTGATGTTCAGATAGCTGCGGCACTATTTCGCGCGCTGCATCGGGTTCGTGCAGCATTATGAAAATTAAAGCCTGTTCGATTTTTGGTAGGGGTTTCATTTTAGGCTATCAAAAAACAATTTCTTTTTTTGTTTTCCAGTTTACAAAATCGATTGCATCCTGTTGAGTAAAGAATATTGCTACTATTTCGTCGGTTAGTTCGTCGCAAACTTTGAACTCGTTACCATGTAAAGGGGTTCTAACGTAAAGCATGATTTTTTTAGTTTTAAGGGTTTGGAATTAGAGGGCGGTGGTTAGCCGCCCTTTGTTTTTATAAGCTATCGCAGAAATTTACAAATTCGCTTTCAGGTAAACGCTCCATTAAAATATCGAGGGCTACATCCATAACTATTGAAGCCGCATTTGAAAAATCGTTTGCTAATTTTTTAACCTCAACCATTAAATCGTTAGTTGGTAAGGTTTCCATTTTTGCTGTTGCTGTTGCTGTGAATTGTTCGAGTGTCATGGTGTGTGTGTTTTGGTTCAGCAAACATACAACTATATTTTGAATCTGCAAACGTTTTCTAAATTATTTTAAAAATATTTTTCTTACTGCATCTTAACCCCCATCGAGGCGCGTGTTACTACGGCGTTTTGTGGTTTGTTTTCTTTATCGCGTTTGCTCCATGTTACTAACCTTCGCCCAGTATCCCAAGCATCTTGAGCCGTTAGCCTTAGTTTGCCATTTGCTAAAGGTTCTGCCCAATAGTTAAAAAACTCGTTCAGCATATTTTTAGGGTAGCGTTCAGCGTAAGGTGTCATTGATTTAATCAAATCGTCTTTGCCCCACTTTTTAAAGTTAGCATTAGCATTTACATTATCATTCTCATTTACATTAGCATTTACATTTACATTAGTGGGTTTGTTGGGGGTTTCTTGAGGGTTTTGTTGGGGGTTTTTAGTGGGTTTCGTTGGGGGTTTTTCGCTTCGTGGTCGCCCTCCCTTTTTACCATGTTCAGCGCCTAAATAACCGTTGTTTTTACCTGCGATTGCCTTTCGGTTATTTGCTTCGATTTGAGGCTTTATAAGCATAAAAATCGTTTTACTTAATCCGATTAACTCAACCTCAACTCCATTAAAACCGAGTTCACATATTGCCGCCCAAACCTCTAAACGGTTTTGCTCAGGTAAGCCGTTTAAGGCTTCATAAAACGAGCGGTAAATTACCATTGAATCTTTCATAATAAAGAAAGCCCTTTGAAATTTACGGTCGAAACGGCTCGGATACACCTTGCCTCGTAAACCCAAAGGGCGGTAAGTTAATTTCGTTTCGTTTAGGTTTCGACGTCTAAACGTTTCAAATATACAAAATTATTGCTCGTTACATATAACCGTTGTTTCGGTTTTGTAGGCTTTATTTCCGATTATAACGGTTGTAGTCGTACTGGTTTGCTCAACATACTTACGAATTTCGCGCCGAGTTAATCCGCATTGCTCTGTAATAATAGGCGGCTGCGATTGCATTTGCCCGTATTGGTTAGTTCCTTTCTGCATTATTCGACATTCAAAACAACGCTCGCAACTGGTAAACAATAGCGCCGAAGCGCATAAGGTGTAAAGTGTTTTCATGTTATTGATTCAAATAGTTTTCAATTGTGTTTAGGCATTCATCTAACCCCGAGCAAAACAATGCCTCAAAACCCGCGTTTTTAAGCCGCGTAAGGACTTCGAATTGTTCGGTTAGGTGTTCATCTTGTTTTAACGTTCCATCGCGTTTAAACGGCTTAAAATCGCCCTTTTTGATTTCGATAAACAAACCGCAAAATTTACCACGCGGGGCGGCTATAAATAAGTCGGGGTAACCTCGATGCGGATTCATCGATTTGTGTACCCTTGCTTGCCCTACGCTCATTTTCGTACCCGCGCTGAAATCAAACCGAAATAGTATTTCGGGGTGTTTGTATTGCATATACTTTGAAATCGCGGTGTAAATATCGCTTTCGCGTGGTGGGCGTTTCATCGCTTATAAATATTGTTGCATACTATCATAAACTCGACGCGCCCCTTTTCGGCTGTGGTTTCGTCGTACAAATCGATTAAAATACAGCGGTTGCCATCATAATCATTAAACACCTTACGGTACTTAAAATTACATTCTAAATATTCAAACCCGCACGAAAGTATGTAAGAGGCGACGTTCTTATAAGTGTGTCCGATAAACTCGGTAAGGTCGCCGAGGTCTTCAGCGTATGTTAGCGCCTCTTTCTTTGATTTGTCCATCGATTAAACGTATTAAATCAGTTCGTTCAACTTGTAAAAGGATTGCCACCGTTGCGGCTGGTATTGTACCTTTATGCGTCCACCAAAACTCGGCGCATTTTAGTAATCTTTTTTTATAGCCTATGCCACTATGCGGCATATACTTAATGTGCTTATTAGCCTCTGAAATGAGCTGCATAAACTCATACGTGCCATACTTACCCGTTTGTGCCATTGTGTAAATAGTTAATGATTAACTGCGTTGCGCTTTCGATTTCTAAATCGTTATGGCGGTATAAATACAGGTCTTTAAAATTGCCCGACTTTTTAACCTTTGGCGGTACGCCTATGTAGTAAAATTGCCGTGGGTCGAAACCCATAAGGAGCGAATACCAAACCGCCTGAACGTGGTTACAATGTTTAACCATATCGGAGGCGAAAGCCTGAATATTTTTAGCGCTCGTTGTTTTAACATCGGCAATAATACCACGCTCTAACCAACACAAATCCATCATGCCCTTACCCTCGACCGTTATACCGCCTATCGTTACGTTATTTAACGCGATGTATTCATGCTGCGCTTTGTCGAATAGTTCGCCTAACATCGCAACCTCGTGAATCGCATTATAAACGTTTTGCGTACCGGGCGGCATATCGTCGAACGGCTGCTCAAGTAAATCGAAATGAAATGCCGCGCCCTCGGTTAGCGCCTTTTGTGCGTAGCTTATGTCGCCCGTGTAGAATCGTTTAATACGGCTTGCGCTAATTGCTGGGTGTTTAATGTATTGGTCGCGTGTCATAATTTGGGGTATTGTTCATTATAATAGTGGTCATTTTCTTGAAAGAATTTAAAATTATCTTCACCACCTTGATAATTGATTGCCCCAAATTCATGAGCAAGCATTATTTGTTCTCTTTCCATTATTTGAGATTTAACCCGCGCCTCAATCATTAACTCGCTGAACTTAGCCCCGTCGATTTTTTCCTCGACGTATTCGATAAAGGCTTTCAAAAATTGGTCATATAGGTAATCCGTTGCCGTCTGTTTCATGTTTAAATTGTTGTATTTGTTCAAGTGAAATAAAGATTTGTAGTTCGAAACCCTGCTTTGCAAATAAAAGAAATTTGCCGTTTTCGAGTATGTACTCACGCGGTATATCCCAGCGCCCGAAATCGTCAACTATTCGCACCGTATCGAAGCGCGTTGCTTCAGCTATTAACTTATGGTTTAAGCCGTAGGCGTTACCCTTTTGTAAAAGATGCTTTGCCCGGTTGCGCGTTACAGTTAGCGTTCGCGTTGGCATATCTATTTCGCCGATTTTGCGCTCTTTAGGGCTTTTTGAAAGCCGTATCGATAGCCGCAGGGTGTTACCCCCACGGCGTACGATTATAGCATTACCGAAACTATCTTCGACTAAAGCGGTGTTATCGTCTATTCTCATCGGATTACTTGCGTTTTGTGTTCGTATAATTCAACCCCTGCTATACTATCCACGCCGAGTTCTTTCATTGCCTTTGGCAGCCCTACGATTAAATCCTCAGGCGTTAGGTTGTTATGCGCAAACTGAACGGATAAAACTTTAATCCAGTCAACCTCGCCAACGATTCGCGCCTTTAATGTGGTGCGTATGTTTTTCGTTTGGTTGTTTTCTACGGTGGTGGCAAATAGCTTATCGGTAAACGCTGCCATAATATCGTTAACCGATTCGGCTTGCTTCAAGCTCGCAGCGGCTTCGGCTTTTAACTTTGCCTCGGCGGCTTCCTGTTCGGCTTCTAAACGTTCGTAATATTGTACCATGCGTTTTTTAGCATCTTCGATAAATTCGATTAGCGGCGCGGTGGCATCCTTTTCGAGTTTGATAAGTTCCTTTTTGAAATGCTCGAGCGGCGTGGTTACTTCCTTACGTGCGGCTTCGATTGCCTTAACCGCGTCGTTAACATTTTTTACGGCTGTGTTCAATGCGCTGTAATCGGTTGCGCTGTTAATGGTTAACGCTTCGGCATTGCGTTTAATTATTGCTTGTGCGTTTAATACTTGAGGCGAATTTATCGCTAAGTAGATTTTTTCGATTGGTATTTGTACCTTTGCAAGTGAGTTCATGTAGTTCTGTTTTACTGATGTGTGAGGGGCGGCATTTTACCGCCCCTTAATTATTTAATCCCACGGTAAGTCGTTAGCCGCTTTTTGTCCGAATATATCGTCGATGTCTGGTAACTGCTCAAAGTTCGCGGGCGGTTGTGTTTTAGGGGTGAAATCGTTTTTAAAATTCGCCGCCGTCATTTTAATGTATTCGTCCGATTCTTTGATTTTATCCTGAATGAACTCGGGTAGCTTTGCGAATGTTTCTTGATTATGTTCGGTGGGCGAATAAACATAAGCCTCGTTAATCGGTTCGGGACACGTTAAGCCCTTTGGCATCGGCGTTATGCTCATAATGTTTGCATAGGTATTCTCGCCTTTGGTTACGTGCGTAACGTTTACCATGCACGTTTTACCCAGTAGTGTAAAAATATCGAACTTAGCCGCCTCGCCGTCGGTCATTTTCTTACCTAACCACGCCGAAACATCGCGGCGTAATAACGCCTTTTCATTCATGCTTAACGTGTAGATGCTGCGAACGTAGTACGGCTGTTCGCCTTTGTCGTCGTTAAATACCGCTTTCTCGGTTGGCAGTTCAAATAGGAATTGAACTTTGCGCTTTTTACCGGGAAAGTTACCGCCCTGCTCGGACGTTCCGAGGTCAATAATTTGATAGCAGCGCGCTGGGTATAAACCTTCGGGCGCAATTTGTCGTGCGGCGTTGCCGCCTGTTGGAGCTGTTAAAGCCATTTTAAAAAGTATTAAGGGTTAAAAATTAAAGGTTCTCGGATTGAATCGCGTGTACGAGGTTGCGGTTAATGCCGTCGATAACCTCGATGAAAAGGTCGCTAAATTTTGCGCGCTCTAAAGGCTCAAATAGTCGGTGCTCATTTGGTACGCCTTCGACCTGTTCGCGGTGAAATTTACGCGCTAAGTTAGCCGCGCCTGAATCGCATCGGGTGTAAATTCCTTTCATGCAGCCGTCGTTAACGAGCATCGTCATAACGCCGCTAAGGTGGTCGTAAAAATAAAATTCGGTGTTTTCGTAGTTGCGGAAAATGGTTACTGTGTCCACGTTTATAAGTGTTTAAAGGTTTAAAAAGAAAGGGCGGTTATTAGCCGCCCGTGGGGGTTAGGAATTTATTTTAATGTAGGTTACCGATAGGTTAGTTGGCGTGCGGTAAACTGAGCAATCAATACCCTCTAAAGTAAGTTTAATTTGGCGGGCGTTGGCTTGTTTTAGGTTTGTGTAACCTACGGCGTTTATACCAAACTTATCAGCTTTAGCTAATACTGTTACACCGTTGCGAAGTTTTGTTGTTGTGATTGAAGTTGTCATTGTGTAAGTGTTTAATTGTTTAACACTGCAAACATACAACACTTTTTTAAATCTGCAATACGAAAACAAAAATAAATGCAAATTATTTTATAAAACGCTGATAATTAACGCGCCTAATTTTGCACCCTACCCAAACCGAAACCGATAAGCGCACCGAATCCG